TTTCAACATACATCGTGGACAAGGACGGTAATCAGATTGATGCGTCAACTGCAACCGTTCCAAACAATCGTGACTTTCGCGGAGCGTGGTCACTGTCAGGCAACGTGATTAGCGAAGACCTGACGAAAGCAAAAGAAATCTTCAAGGACAAGGTGCGTGAGGTACGCAAGCCTCTGCTTGATGCGAAGGATGTGGAACTGATGAAGGCTCTTGAGGCTGGCTCAGACACCTCTGCCATTGCGTCTGCTAAACAGGCACTGCGTGATGCACCAGCCGCTTCTGCGATTGATGCCGCAAGCAACATGACTGAGCTAAAGGCCGCTTGGGATGTAGCGTTGTTGGGTGATAGCCCTTACTAATAGGAGTGATTTATGTCACGAGCAAGAGACATAGCAAACTTAGTGGATGCTAACGGTGATATTGTTGCTGATGCGTTAGACAACGTACCAGCCGCAGATGTGTTCTCATCTGGTACACTAATGCTATTCCAACAGACTGCCGCGCCTACGGGCTGGACAAAGCAAACAACACACAACGACAAAGCACTGAGGGTTGTAAGTGGTACGGCTGGGTCTGGCGGTTCAACGGCATTTATAACAGCACTAGGAACACCAGCAGTTAGCGGTTCTGTTTCTGTTAGCGGTAACATTTCTGACACCACGCTTTCTACTGCACAGATGCCAAGCCATAACCACGGACTACAAACTGGTCAATCTGGGAATAATGCTCAAGACCGTATGAGAAGACAGTCTACTACGACTCAACAATCTATTAACAATCATATTAATGCCACTGGAGGTGGTGGTTCTCACAACCACGGACACAACTTTTCGGGTTCTCTTTCATCAGCCACTACTGCAATTAATGTCCAGTATGTTGATTTAATTATTGCGTCAAAGGATTAATATGAAAACGCCAAACTTTATAGAGTGTTATCAAACTGAACAATACGATTTTTGTGACAGGGTTGTTGCAAGACTTGAAGAGTTACTTGAAGCAGAAAAAAATCCAGAAGCGCAAGGTCATTTAATGGTTGGCTCAGAAACAAATGGCAACTCAAGTAATAGAATTGATTTTTCTTTTAATTTTCGCAATATTAAAGACCCATTAAATGCAGAAATGCACGATATGTTGAGGCAATATTTGCCAAAATATGCCCAAAAATATATGGGCTTTGATAGGCAACCGTGTTCGTCACAGGCTATGAAGGTACAAAAAACACCGCCAAAGGGTGGTTTTCACATTTGGCACTGTGAACACGGCCCAGAAGATGCAGCCAGAAATCTGACTTGGACACTGTACTTAAATGACATTCCAGAGGGTGAAGGTGAAACAGAGTTTATTGAATATGGTGTAAAGGTTCAGCCTAAAAAAGGATTGCTATGTTTTTTCCCAGCGTCTTGGACACACACCCATAGAGGCAATCCAGTTTATTCCTGTGACAAATACATAGCCACAGGATGGTATTATTTAGTATAGGAGACTTGTATGTCTAAATGGACAGTGATTTTTGATGATGGTCAGATTGGCAAAGATGGACATTTCTATGAAAACCTTGATTTGTCTTGGTTGCCAACAAGCATCAGGGCAGTTCAATCATTGGATGGTGTTACTTGCACGATTGAACACGGTAACAGAGCAACCGAAACCAATACCCATAATGATGAAGATGTTGCAACATCGAGCCTTTCTTGGTGGTCTAATGTGGAAACATCTTGGCAAGCGGCTTATGATGCTGAACAAGCTGAGATTGCGGCTTCAGAGGCTACACCAGAATGAAGCTAGAGGTAAAAGACAACTGCCCCTTGAATAACTTTGAGGCTTGCAAAAAGTTTGACTGCGCTTGGTTCATGCATGTCAGAGGAACTGATTCAAATACTGGTCAGGAAATAGATGATTGGGGTTGCTCGATGGCGTGGATGCCAAAGCTGTTGATTGAAAATGCACAACAGTCAAGACAGACCGGTGCGGCGGTTGAAAGTTTTCGGAACGAGATGGTAAAGGCTAATGACCTTAATCGTGATTTGCTTATAGAGGCATCTAAGACCGACAAAGACATTGTTATGATAAATGGGAAATAAGCAATGGAAATGGGCAGTCTTCTTGACGTTCTAATATTCATTATAATCGGTGGTGTAAGTTGGTATATTAATCAACTGACCGGTAGGATTAACCGTCTGGAAGAACGCATCAATTCCACGAGAGAAACATTCATCCACAAAGATGAGATGTCTAGTATGATGGGGCGTATCGAGGATAGGTTTGGTCGTTTAGAAGACTTGCTACACAGGTTGATGGAAAAGTGAGTCAGGTTCTTGTTATCTTTGTTATTCTGACGCAACAGATGACATTTGTTATTATACCCTATGACTCAGACTATTGCCCTAGTCGTCAAGAAGCCATCGAGAATATGCAGCAATTATCCTACGACCATGATGTTGGTTACTGGTCTTACGAATGCTTTGTTAAGGGAAAAGGTATATGAAAAAAGTAGCTACTTTAGCCACATTAGCTACTCTCTTAACTGGCTGCGGCAACCTAGAGCTTAATGAAGTTACCAGTATGGGGGCTGCGACAGGGGCAGCCATAGTCACTTCCGCTATAATACCTAACCCAATGGTCATAGGTGCTGTTGCTGCGACTTCTGGCACGACTGTGGCTATACTTACAGAGCCTGATGATGCCCTCAGTGTTGAGCAAATAGAGAGCATTGAGAACCCTTGGCAAGCAATAGCTGTTGGCTTTGATGCGCTACTTAATCATGCGTTTGAGCTTGTGATTGCATTAGCCATTGCGTTCATAGGCTTGCCAATGTTGATTACCTATTTCCTAGGCCGGGGCAAACAACGCCCGGAAGACAAGAAACAAATTAGTGAGCTAATAGACAGGGTATCCAAAATGAAGGAGAAATAATGCAGCACGTTTTCCTCTTGCTGGTCTACTTGGGAGTGGGGGAAGACCGAATGCTTATTAGCAACGACCTTTATTTTAAGTCTATTGTTAACTGTAACTTCTTTGCCTCGGAGGTTTCTCGGCGTTACGGTAACTATACACACTCTGCTTGGATTGACCCACGCGACCGCGTGACCGCGTATTGCGTACCTAAGTATATGAAGAAAGGCTCAGTAGAGGTGTACTAATGTTAGCAGAATTGAGTGCAGCCAACGCTGCGTTTGCCGTAATCAAGCAATGTGTAACCAACGGTATTGAGCTTGCCTCGGCAGGCAAACAAATCAATGACTTTGTGTTTGCTAAGGAAGAGCTTCAACGGAAGTTATCCAGAAAGCACAAGGCCGGACAAGACAGGTCTGACCTAGAAGAGTTCATGGCTTTAGAAGCTATACGCGAGCAAGAGGAATCCCTTAGAGAAATTATGATATGGTCTGGCAGGGCTGGACTATGGAATGATTGGCAAAGATTCCAAGCTGAAGCCCGTAAGTCTAGGGAGCTGGCTGAAAAAAAGGCAGCAAAACGGCGTGAGGAACTGCGGCAGCTTGCCTTGCAGGGCTTGGGGGTCGCGTTGTTTTTAGCCATGCTTGGTGGTATTATAGCTATTGGATTTTACTTAAAACAGAATGGTTACATATGATGGCAAAAGGACTTTACGCAAACATTCACGCTAAACGCAAACGCATTGCCGCAGGCAGCGGTGAGAAAATGCGGAAGCCCGGAACTAAAGGTGCGCCAACAGCTAAGGCATTTAAGCAATCAGCAAAGACAGTGAAAAGGAAAAAGTGATGCCGCTAGTAAAAGGTTACAGCAAGAAGTCCATATCTAAAAACATTCGGGGTGAGATGAAACGTGGCAAACCGCAGAAACAAGCTATTGCTATCGCTTTATCAACAGCTCGTAAGGCAAAGAAAAAGAGGAAGTAATGGCGAGGACACCAGCATGGCAACGCAAAGCAGGGCAAAACCCCAAGGGTGGGCTAAATGCCAAAGGACGCGCATCTTATCGCACAAAGTCTGGCAAGAAGGGCAACTTAAAAGCCCCGGTCAAGAGCGCAGCGGATACACCAGAAAAGAAGAGACGCAAGGGCAGCTTCCTAGTAAGGATGGGAAGTGCTAAAGGGCCTCTCGTAAAGAACGGCAAGAAGACCAGACTTAAACTATCACTTGAAGCATGGGGGCATCGTGGAGATAAAGCCAGCGCAGTATCAAAAGGCCGTAACTTACTTGCGAGCTACAAGAAATCGAAGAGCAAGGGATAAAAAAAGCCCGGCAGCGAAGGAGAAGAAAGCCACCGGGCAAAGTGGGGAAGCTATGCACAAGCTTCCCTTAGGAGAAGAAATGAATAATCAACATTAGCTATGATTATTCGTGGTGTCAATCACTCTATTCGCCAAACCCTCCATCCATTACCGTCCTTTAGTTTAGCAGTTCTGGACTTCATGTTTCTGTGACGCAGAGCGTGTCTAACAGCGTCATAATCCTTTTCAGTTTTGGTTAGAACGCTGTCGCCGATTTCCATATCGTCAATAAAGTCCCACTTACCACGCACCCTGTTCGGGATTTTTATCCCCCTCTCGATTATAGGTTGGTGGCATTTTTCACAATGAGGCATAACAAGCTCCGTTAGCTTCCCGTCTGCATAGCATCCGCCATCTCTTCCACTCTCAAGACTGCTATTGCCGCTGTGGTGCAGTCATTAGCCAGATAGAAGAATTGTTTTGATGTCATTTCTTTTAAGAAACATTTGCCATCAATACTAATCAATAATCCATCTGGCCTTGGAATGACAAAAATAGTTTCAGTAGCTTTAGAAGGGTACGTCATCGTCAAGCGACAAAGGGGATGATAGGGACGCTGCCTGTCTAGCGGCGGATGTGTCAGCAACCCTTTTCATGCCCGGCTGCGAGATGTCATCACTCAGGCTATCGTCACCCGTGTACTCAATAACCTCGCTAATGTTAACATCAATGCTTTTGTCATCGTTCTCGAATACGCGAACAGAGTATTGCTTGCGCGGTGACAATGTGATGTCAGCTTCAGCACCATCGCGGAAAGGCTTCCATTTTCCATTGCCCCACTTGGCGACACCCTTGTCGTTAATCCAAGCTCTAATCTTCATTACTTGTTCATATCTTGTAGCCATTATGAATACTCCTAACTAGCTAATCTGGCTTCGTGTTGTTGGAACAGTTTAAGAAACAACTGCGCCCGTTCAGCATTACGCTGCTTAATCTCAAGCACCCGTGGCTTTTGCAAAGCAAACATAAGGCGAACATCTTCCAAGGTCTTCATATCAGACAGGTTACGACTAACGTGCTTATAATACTCTTCGTCTTTTCTGTCTTGTGTTGTCTTGGGACTTTCTTGTTGTTCAGGGGTGGGGTCAGGCGGCGACTCTGCTTGGGGAGGAACAGCAGGCGTGGAGGGGTCGCTTGCCGGAATCGCCGCCTGATTCTGGTGTTCCAGCTCAGACTGCTTTCGCGTAACAGCTTCCATCTCATTTGCACTTGCATATTCGCCACCGGACAAGCCAATGCTTGCTAGAGCGCGACCAAGGGCAGAGGTTTCACAGTTCTCCAAAGCAGATGTTTTGTTAACATTGCCTTGGCCTCTGATTTCCTCAGCCATACCAGAGCCAACGATAGAGCCGTCAACATTTCGTATTATAGCCCTAACAACAACTCTTTGTCCATCATCGACAAGTATTTCCGTTTCAACGCCACACTCAAGACCAAAAACAGTCCTGAATGCTTCCATGCGATGCACAACTTGGGTGTATTTCTTGCCACCCCGTTGCACAATCCCATGTGTTTTGTGTAAGTCTGAAACCAAACTCATTGCGTCCATAATCTTAGACATAATTACTCCTTATGGTCTATGAAGTTATTCAGCAGTTTCATTAAGACAATAACTGTGGTCTTAATGTCTTTGAGGTCGCTGTCAACTTGCTTGAGACGGTTCTGGAAATGGTCGATGTGTTGCCACACTTCATTACACTTAGACTCCATCTCTTCGCACCTTTTGACAGCATCTTCCTCAGCCCGTGTCGTCTTCGATAACAACTCCTCAACATTGTCATCGACAGCATTTATACGGGCTTGGACTTCTGCTATCCTTTGCTTGAGTTCCTGACTCATGCTTAGTAAATCCTACGGATGGCAATAGTCTTCTTACCATGCTTGTTCTTAATAGCCCGGTAAGTAATCTTGCGGTCAATCCGTGTTGCGGCGTTGTGATACACCGAACAAGGGACATCACGATGTTCCCCATAAAGAATAGCCGTCTGGTCTACCTCAAGCTTCTCAACAACTTCCCCTGCTAGGTGGAAATTCTTGCTGTATCTGCGTTCTGGTAGTGGGTAGTCATTTTCAATCTTAAACATTATAACCTCCATGCTTGTTTTGCGATTGATAGGATTTCACTGCCGTGTCTGGCAGCGATTTGAGCAAAGTCCGGTTGGACTAGGCCAAATAGGGTATTCCAACTGCCATTGGCAGCCCGGAGTAAATTCTGGATTATCTTCCATCGTGTCAGAACATCCTGATAGATGTCGTCTAAGGCGTCAGGCTTGAGCATACTGCATTCGTCTTCAGTGACAATGTTGTATCCTGCCGGGGTGACAAACAAAAGAGCTGGCTTCTCACCCGTGGCTTTCCAATACACGGCCTGTTGCATAAGCTGTTGTTGTGTTGGCACAGTTTTTGGCTTTGGGTCACGCCATGTTCTTGTGCCATCTTTCTTAGGTGGATTTCTTGTTGGAAAACTACACTTCAAATCAATCTGCCGCTCCCCGTCAGAGTAATCAGTGAACAGGATGATAGGAACATCCAAGTCCTGCTCAGTGTGCCAACGTTCATGCTCGCCTTGTATCTCGCGCCCCTCAAAGAAAACATTCAGCCCCTCGACAGCAATCTTAGCCATCTCAGGCAACACCTCTTTGAAGTATTGATACTCTTCCATGTCCTTACCACCGTCCCAATCACGGGGAATATAAGCCATGTAGTCAGTCATGCCGTGTCGGATGGCCTCGTTCATCGGCAAGCCATCGCGCCGCCCGGTAACAGGACTGTAATCAATAAGGCCAAGGTGGTGGTCGCATATCGTCTGCGCTATTTGCCCTGCCCGTGGTCGAGCGGCAAACGGAAAGTTCATTTTATATTCTTTCCTTAAAAGCAGTTTTAGGATATGCTCATCAATGCTTTGGGTAGCACCAGAAGCAGAGCAATGATAGCTACCTAAAGCTTTACGGTATTCAGGTATGTTGGTCATGTTTTTCCCTCTCAAATCCCATAATCACCATTTATTTAACATTGTCAACAGAAAAGTTTGGCTAAAATAATGATGATTATATTCACACCAGACGATGTGATTCCTTGCCCTAAGTGTGAAGGCACGGGTTACATTCCTGTTGATGTGTATATAAGTGACGGTAAGGTTGGCAAGGTGACTGGCAAGCATGAGTTTAACTGCGGTGTTTGTGAGGGTGAGGGATACATATTTCCCGATTTTACTTTTGATGTCGAAGAAGATGAGGATTAAGTTTGCCCTGTCCGGTGATGTAGTTCCGGAGGGTTGGGAAGTGAGGAAGCTGTCCGGGTGGAATAACGCCATGGGTAGGGTTCTTTTAATTGACAGGAGGGATTACGATGACCAACGGAAGACAGAAGGGGGCAGCGTTCGAGCGCGAGGTCATAGCCCTGATAAAAGACCATCTGGGATTTGATGATGTCAAGCGTGACCTAGAACAGTACCGTCAGAAGGACAGGGGCGACATTATAGGCGTTCCGGGTTGGGTCGTAGAGTGCAAACGCTACGCCAACACAAGGGGCAGTAGCGGCGGTTATAGACCTGAATGGTGGGAACAAGCTGTCGCGGCAGCCAACGCAGTCTGTTCAGAGCCAGTGTTAATCTACAAGTATGATAGGCAGCCCATCAGGTGCGTTGTTTTTCTATCAAGCATCAATAGTGACTACATTGAGAAAGATTACACCGCTACCATATCTTTTCATGCGTGGTGTATGCTAGTACGGGAAAGCCTTTGCTAATCCAGAACGGGAAAAGGTCAGCTTTGAGCATGCTCTCTCTCCACTGACCTTCCCACTTCCATTAACAGCATAGGCCAAGCCGAACACTGGACTATACAAGGGCATTTATACACCGCTCATTAACAGTGTCAACACCATTGCTTTCTTTTTTTTTAATAAAAATTATTATTGACTGTTCTACAAATCTGGATACAATCCCTTGTAGCATCGCGGCATTACTGCATTGTAATGCTGTAACACATTGTAGTAATGCACTATACATGTTTGTTACTTTTCTTTATTAAATATAAAAGCATAGCATAGTGTAATACCATGCTATGCTTATCATTGTAATGCAGTAATACTAGAGTAGCCCGGCGTTAACTGCCATGTCTGCGGCGATAATTAAACCGACAAATTTAATGAGTGCCATAGTTACCATCATGCGCCTTTCCTCCCTTGCTGATTGGTTGGTGGAAACTCATACCTGAAATTGATTAAGCAATCGTCCAGCTCCACGATTTGCCCCATATCAG